AGTCTTATCAAAGGAAGGTAGAACTGTAACACCACCAGATCCTTGGTCGTATGTTAGACCTCCACTACTGAAGAGAACATCTTGGTCATATTTGTTAGTCTCATCATCAAATGTCTCAGTACCAGAAGCCTGTCCGAGTTGATTGAGATCCCAACCGAAGGCTGGATCATTAGTAATATTACCGTAATCCTCATTAGTCTGACCGACGAATAGAGAGGAAGTATTATATGCATAGAAGGCCTGACCTTTACCTTCACCAACCATATTGAAGGTTCCACCAAAGGCCAACTCTGGTGTATCAATGATTCTACTGTATGTCTGACCTGGCTCTCTACCCTGACTGAGGGTAATAGAACCAGTACCTGGCACAGCAGGACTAAAGACCTGACCAGCAGTACCACCAATGTACTGATAATCACCTTGTAGGTATGCCTTAGTAGTAGCCTCAGCAGATCCGCCAAGAGTAAAGAGTGATCCACTTCCTTCAGGAATCCAAGGAGTGATAGATTCGTTACCAGTACTACTGAAGGTAAATTGACCTTCTTCACCGAATACTGTGTGTTGTGGAGCCTGTGATAACCATAGTTCTCCAGAGAAGAATAGACCAGCATTGTGTGTAGCAATACCAGACTTTCCAGAAGAGGTATAGTAAAGAGCTGCTGCAACATCCAGTTCCTCTGAAAGGAGGAATGTCGCAGTCTCTGTAATAGCAGAAGTCTGTCTGATCCAAGAAGATTCTCCTGTTGAGAGAGAATCCAGATTTGGATAATGTTGTCCTCCAAGTTGAGCCCAGTTGAAGTCTGGAAGGAGATATCCCCAATTCTCTGCTGATTTTGGAATAGTCTCGTCGTTTGTCCTGATGACTTCCCAATCTTCCGCAGGCTGAGTTGGAGTGGCAGAAATAAGACCCCAATCCCGTTCTTCTGTAACCTGATCTCCAAGAGGAGAGAACCAAGAAGGAGTGAATACAGGTCTGCCCTGTGTCATTCCTCCAGTAATATCGAAGAGGTTTATATTACCATCTGCCTTAACGGCCTTAAGATCGGTATATCCACCACTAATATTGTAGAGTACGGTATTAGACTTATCACCACTACCAGTAACAATACTAATATCGGATACAGATCCAGTAATCCTGAATGGATTTCTAGATCCAGTAGTAATTCTAGATCTTGCAGTATCAGCGTTACCAGTTACACTGTAGAGTACTGTACCTTCTGGAGTCTGAGGAACGAAACTCTCATCTGCACTACCAGATACAGTAACGGTATCACCAACACCAAATACTGTACTTTGTGGAGCCTGACTGAACCAGTTGGTTCCAGAAACATTAATAGTACCAGAACCAGTAACAACTGGTGTCTGAGCAATATCGGTTGCTTCAGCAAGTTTGAATATACTACCAGAACCAGAGTAATGGAATGGTCTGGATTCAACAGCACCAACACCATAAGCCTGATACTCATGTAGAGATATCTGACCACCAAACTTCCTTTCTATTACACCATCGTCTCTGAAGGATGTTGGTGTATTTGATATTAAACCGTAATTATCTCCAGTTATTACTGAAGTATCACTGAATGAAGTTTCCTTACCGAGAGGATCTTCAATAGTATCATCAAATGATAGTGATGTACTACCAAATGTAGAACCTTGTCTTGTAGTTACTGAACCGTAATTATCCTGTGTCCAAGTCTCTTTTGGATCACGGGTATAATCATATATTACTCTATCAACCTGATAATTTCTTCTATTACCACCCTTGATCTTCGCAGCGTTCTTAATTACTGGGAGGTAACTTTCGTGGTCAGGAGTTGTTGTTCCTCCAGATACATTAAACGTACCTGTTCCATCCCACGGATAAACTTGATCTAATTCTGTGGCTGCGGTTTGGCTAATTTGCAGACCAATACCGTTGCCTTTATAATTCGCTCTTGAATATGACTCATCAACAACACCAGTGGTGTTGAAGATAACTGGCCCAGCCGCTCCAAGATCTGGTATAACCAGTCTTTCCAGTCCGTGACCAATCTCGAATATTGTACCAGAACCAATCCAAGGTCTAACAGGATTAGTCAGTGCCGCAGCACCTACGTCGTATAATACTGTGTTATCTGCTGGGAAGATGACCTGAGATCTAGATCTACCGAACTCATCTCTTCCATCTACTAGATTTATTGGGCCAAATGGTACTATATCACCAAGCCATCTGATCTCACCCCAATAATCTACGTTAAAATAATTTGCGTCTCGTTCAATAACCGCTGTTTGATTTATATCGCCATAGTCGATATTCTCCGAAGAAGAAACCAAGATCGAACCTTGATCTACCCCAACGAATTCATCTATCTTCGTATTGTCATATACGAATACGGTCAAGAACTACCTCCTATAATTAAAAAGGGTCTGCTTAGATATAAAGCAAACCCCACATATTGAATATTTAGTCTGTTTCTTAGTCGAGTGCGACGTTCAAGGTAATCTTGATTTGGTCACCGTTGTTCTGAATGTTGTAAGGTCCGTTTGTGAATCTCTCAGCGTACATGATTGAACTGTAGAGAGTCGCAGTATTCAGTCCCAATACACCGTTAGATGTAGCAGTCATTGCAGGAGTTGTTACAAACTCGTCTGCATTAGGTACATCGAATACAGTATAAACATTAGACTCAAGAGTTGTATTACCAGCACCAGAGTTGACATAAAGAATGTCACCATTCTTCAGACCGTGGTTAGTAATAGAGATCTTACCGAAACTAAATGTAATACTTGGGTCAGTAGCAACCTGAATGTTATCAACAAGTGCCTTATCCAGATATACGACCTGTAGCGACCTATCAATACCAATAATTCGAGTTCCAGTCTGAATACCTGCGTTACCTGCAACATACTGACCAAGAGTTAGATCATTGATACTAACCTGTGGGTCAATAGTGATGTAAGAGTTACCAACAACTCCAATACATGGGTCTGTGTTGTTACCCTTAGTAACTGTAGTTCCGATGCCGACACTAGCGGAATGAACAACACCTTGTACTGCGACAGGCATGTTGTTTGCACGAGTAACATAATATCCGTAGATGTTACCAGCAGGTCCCGTGAATGTGAAAGTCTGTTCTGGGTATGTAGCAGTTGTACCACTACCAACGTTCTTAATAACCCATCTTGATCCGTTTAGCAGAATTCCGTACTGCTGGTTATAATCTTGGTCGCCCCTATTGTTAACGCAAACTGGATATCCAGTGTTTGCGGTAGTTCCGTAACCATTTACGTTACCGTCAATATACGGTTCAAAGTAAGCAGTTGCAGAGGGAACGTCCCCTTCAGCTGGGTTGGTGTTACTTGTAAAGAGTTTCAATACAAGGTTTCTAGGTGAGTTATCTTCTAGATCTGCAACGAAGTTATTTTGCGCTATCAGATATCTAAGTGACTCAATTTCACCAATATTAGGGACTAGTAATGCCATCGATACAACTCCTCTGAGGGGTTAGACTTTAAGAACTATACTTATTTATAATTTTAATTTTAGAGAGATTAATAACCTTCTAATATTAGTCACGCTTACCACGTTAAAGTTTAGGATGTCTCCTGCAACAATTGTGGTATCCCAGTTATTTAGTACATCATCAAAGTATTTATTTGTTGATTGCAATTGAACCCTTTGATTTTGAGTGATACTAGTGAAACTTGGGAAATCTTGGAAAGTAGTTTTTGAAACATCAAAAACAATATCTCCAGTTTGATCACACAATACTCGTACATTTTCTATCTTTCCACTTACATCAATGGTTAATCTACCCTTATCTCCAGCAATCATTGGAGTACTTCCACTATCAATTACATAATTTACAGTTCGGGTAAGATCCGCAGCAGCGGCCAAAGCGATCATGAAAACATTATCATTAGTAGCAGGTGCAGATGTAAATACAATCTTATCTCCAGAAATATTATAATCCGTTGCTGGATTTAAAAGTAAATTATTCTTGGATACAATCAATTGTTGATTGTTATTTGGACTGTATGCAACACCTTGATCAGTTAATGAGAATGTTTTACCAATCCCATTCATTCCAGAAATAGTATCCAGTACGATATTACCGTATTGAATAGATTTTGAAGGAATTTCATAATCAACACCAACGTTATATTCGCCAGGTTGATTTAAGGTAACTAGATAATCTGCCATTATGAAACGCCTGGTATTACTAAGACATTTCCCTGTATGGGTCTTGTCTTATATGAATTTGGTGAAGTCAAAACGAGATCATATACATATCTTCCTCCTTCTATAGTAGAAGTCAATGTGCTAGCAAGAGCAACCTTCACTTGTCCGTTTATCCTATCAGGAAAACTAACAACAAAAGCATTGAATTTTGTAGCGTCAGGGTGTTTCTTAATCTTAGATTCGGCAGTATATCCAGTCAAATTCAAAGACGAATTATTATTATTTTTAATAGTAAAGGTTGCTTCAAAATCTACGCCCTGATCAAGAACTAAATTGACATTTCTTGCCGTCATAGTGAA